TTATAGAGGTCGGGAAACGAGAAGCAATCGAGAGGAAGAAAACGATCAGGAGAGTGAGGAGCAGCATAATACGCCTGTAATATCATACAATCAAGATGCGCCATATATCATAGCTGGTTTTTTAGAATGCTATGGCATCGACTTAATAGAAGTGCCTTATATGCACTGGTGGAAGTTTCAGATGCTCATAGACGGCATGAATGAAGATTGTGAATTAAAGAAACGGATGGGCTATAGAAGCATTGATTTAAGTAAAATCAAAGATAAGGAAGAAAGAGAAAGGATTAGAAAAATCCAGAAGCAGATTGCGATTGTTGACCGGGTTGCAACCAGTGAAGAGATTGGAGATGGTACTCATGCCCGCACTGTGGAGCACATTTGCTGATTTATGATAACACGGCTCGAAGTAGTGGTGTTTTTTTGAAGTGTAAAAAGTGCGGAAGCGAGGTAGAAATAAAAATAAAGAATAAATGATAGTGCATTAGTGAGCCATTGAGCCGTGCATATTCGAAAGGAGAATGTGTATGGGTTACGATGGCTCTTTAAAATTTGATACGAAGATTGATGCGGATGGATTTAATTCTGGTATTTCTAAGATTAGTGGTGCTGCTAAAAAAGGACTTGCAATAACTGCTGGAGCGGTTGTTGGTGTGAGTGCAGCATTGGGAGCGATGACAAAACAATCTTTAGATTCTGTTTCCAAGCTGGAACAAAATGTTGGCGGGGTAGAGACATTATTCAAGAAAAGTTCCAAGACTGTAATTGATAATGCAAATAAGGCTTATAAAACGGCTGGAATGTCTGCAAATGAATATATGCAGAATGTAACTAGCTTTTCAGCATCGTTATTACAGAGTTGCGCAAAAGATACGAGCAAAGCAGCAAAAGTAGCCGATATGGCTATGATTGATATGTCTGATAATGCGAATAAGATGGGGACCAATATGGTAGATATCCAGAATGCATATCAGGGATTCGCAAAACAGAATTATACAATGCTGGATAATTTAAAGCTTGGATATGGCGGCACAAAATCGGAAATGGAAAGATTGCTTGCAGATGCGTCTAAGCTTTCAGGTGTTAAATACGATATTAGTAATCTCGCGGACGTATACAATGCAATTCATGTCATTCAAAAAGAGTTAGGTATTACAGGAACGACATCTAAGGAAGCAGCCACAACAATCGAAGGCTCAATGAATAGCGCTAAGGCTGCATACGATAATTTTCTGAATGGTTCTGGAACCGCAGAAGAACTTGCGGACTCTATTACGGTTATGATGGAGAATATCGGTAAAAACTTAGGGGAAATTATCCCTCGTTTAGCATCAACAATTCCTGAACTATTTAGCGATTTATGGGATGATATGCAAGGGCAGGTAGAGCAAGGAACTCAGATGGGAGCTGAAATAGCTACCAATATACTTCTTGGCATAACGCAAGGAGTTCCTGACTTTTTATCTGTAGGTGGTCAAATTATCTTGGCCTTAAT